TTGTAGGTGGCATGGTTCAAGGTATTGAATTCCCTAACGGTGATTACATGATTATGAATGAGGAAGGTAAGTTGTTAGGGTTAGAAGTAAATGAGCAGGCTACAAAGTTATGGCGTGAGACATTTACTAAAGATAAATATTTATGGGGATATGATGACATTGTATTAGGTCCAGTTATCCTTATAAAGAAACAAGCCCTCAAGCGTTGGGCAGCGTAGCCTTTCTGAATGCGTGGGCGCGACTCAAGTGTCGCCCACGCACCTCGAGTGCTGATAGAGGTACCAGGCCTCTTCCAAAATTTGAAATTTTTAAATAAACATATATACTGTCAAGCAAAAAGGGGTCCCGAGGGTGCGACATTTTGCCAAGTTTTGGATATTCAAAGCCGTAAAATACTTTTTGGGATTTTAAAACACATATGAAAAAATTTTTTAGAAAATTTTTTGGAATGCATTTATGGATATAGATAAGTTAAAAAAGTTTGATAAATTACCACCTGATGTAAAAAGACAATTAGCTATTTATATGTCTAAGTGGAAAGAAAAGAAAAAACAAACCACAATTAGAGATGACTTCATGGCTTTTGTTAAACATGTTTGGCCAGATTTTGTGGAAGGTGCTCATCATAAAAGAGTTGCTAAAAAATTTAATGATATAGCAAATGGAAAAATTAAACGTGTTATTATCAACATGGCACCTAGACATACTAAGTCTGAGTTTGCATCTTACTTATTACCTGCATGGATGGTTGGTAGAAATCCAAAATTAAAAATTATTCAATCTACTAACACCACAGAACTTTCTGTAAGATTTGGTCGTAAAGCAAAACAACTTATGGATTCACCTGAGTACAAAGAAGTATTTCAAACAAGACTAAAAGAAGATTCCCAAGCTGCAGGTAAATGGGAAACACAACAAGGTGGAGAATATTATGCTGCTGGTGTTGGATCTGCAATTACTGGACGGGGTGCCGATTTATTAATTATTGACGACCCACACACTGAACAAGATGCAATGAATGCACAAGCATTAGATAGAACTTATGAATGGTATACATCAGGTCCACGTCAACGTCTTCAGCCTGGTGGAACGATTGTTATCGTTATGACTCGTTGGAACGAAAAAGATTTAACAGGAAGATTAATTCATGCACAAAAAGAACCTAAAGCTGATCAATGGGAAGTAATTCAGTTTCCTGCAATCATGCCTTCAGGAAAACCCCTGTGGCCTGAATACTGGAACATAAAAGATTTACAAGCAGTCAAAGCCTCGATCCCTGGTTCAAAGTGGAATGCACAATATATGCAAAACCCAACTTCTGAAGAAGGAGCTCTTTTGAAAAGAGAATGGTGGCAAAAATGGGAAGGGGATCTTCCTCCATTGGAACACGTCATTCAATCTTATGATACTGCATTTATGAAAAAACAAACCGCTGACTTTTCTGCAATTACTACCTGGGGCGTGTTTCATCCTAGTGAAGACTCTGGTGCCTGTCTCCTGTTGCTTGATGCAATTAAAGGTCGATATGAGTTTCCAGAATTAAGAAGAGTGGCTCTAGATCAATATGGTTATTGGCAACCTGAAACAGTTATTATTGAATCTAAAGCTTCAGGATTGCCTTTGACTTATGAACTAAGAAAAATGGGTATTCCAGTTTTAAACTTTACACCAAGTAAAGGAAATGATAAACATACTAGAGTTAACAGTGTTTCTCCTCTGTTTGAATCAGGGAGAATATGGGCGCCCACGGAAATGGAGTTTGCACAAGACGTTATTGAAGAATGTGCTGCGTTTCCTTTTGGAGATCATGATGACTTGGTGGATAGTACCACTCAAGCAATTATGCGTTTTAGACAAGGAGGTTTAATAGGACATCCTGAAGATTATCAAGATGAACCTTTACAGAGACCTCAAAAGGTGTATTATTAAATGATGAGAGAAAATTACGCAATTGGTTCAGATGATGACATGCCACCTGAAATAGAGGACATGCCTACTGATGAATATTTAGAGTTATTAAAACAACTAGGTGCACCTGTTGAGAATCAGGCATCAGGCATCAGGAGTCTTGAGAAAAAAACAGCATCAATGGATGCTAATGAAAAAGAATTTGAGAGACTGGTAGATGAGTTTATGGAAAATGGTTTTAGTCTACAAGAAGCAATAGATGAAGCTAAAAGAGTATTAGAAGAAAAATCTGTAAGAAGAAAAGCTCCATCAATTAAAATGGCAGAATACGAACCAGGTAATTACGATCCATTGATTGTGGATGAGTATGAAAAATATAAATACGACGCTGAAGAACAAGGTCAACCTGTTATGTCAATTGATGAATTTTTAAGAATGGCAAGAAGTCAAGCCATGGGTGGCGGCATCATGAGAACCAATTTTTCTAATGCAGGTTCTGCAGAAATTTATGAACCTGAGAGATTAGAACGACAAGCAGAAATTAGAGAAGAAAAAGCAACAGATATTCCAAGCAGACGAAAAGCAAAAGATTTAGATTTAGATATAATGAAAATCAAAGAGCTAATTAAAAAAGCAAAAGAAGAAGAACAAAAAAGAGCTAAGGGCGGTATTGCAGGAGTACTGTAATGCCTGATCAAGTCCCACCTAAAAAACCAAAAAACTATTCTAAAATTTTAGACATGTTAAATACACCAGACATGGCTAAAGCATTAACGCCAAAAACATATATTAATTTAGTAGGTGAATATTCTAAGAAAGCTTTAGACAACGGAGAAATCTCTAAAGAAAAATATATGAGTATTGTTCGACCTTTATTTGGTGATGTAGGAATTATGGCTTCTAATAAGATTGAGGCTTATCAAAAAGATTTAGAGCGATATGCAACAGGAGGCAGAGTTAATTTTAAAGACGGTTCTAACTATTGGTCAATGGTCACACGTAAATTTATTGAAGCAGGAGGAGAGAAAAAAACTGGAATGAACATTAATCAATTTGCAGCAGAATACTTTCCTAAAATGAATAATGACTAAACGATTAACTAAGACAGTTCCACCTAAATCGGGGCCAACCAGTCAGGGCTTGAATATTAATTATAATACTGTTAAAAGTATCAAACTTACGGAGAAAATAAATGGCAGACGACAATATGGACAAGGCTCTACCAAACGAGCCTAGAAAAGAAATTACACTTCCTGGTCAAGAAGAAATTCAAGAAACTTTAGTAGAAGAAGTTCAAGAAGAATTACAAAAACCTGGAGATGTAGAAACAACCGAATTAGAAGATGGATCAGTTGAAATCAACTTTGATCCTAGTGCCGTTTCTCCTGAAGGTGGAGATGACCACTACGCTAACTTAGCGGAATTTTTACCTGAAAATGTTTTAGCTTTATTGGGTTCAGACTTGAACCAAAAATACATGGACTATTCTTCCTCAAGAAAAGATTGGGAGAAAACATATACTCAAGGTTTAGATTTATTAGGTTTTAAATACGATCAAAGAACAGAACCGTTTCAAGGAGCTTCAGGCGCAACGCATCCAGTTTTAGCAGAAGCAGTCACACAATTTCAAGCTTTAGCCTATAAAGAATTACTTCCAGCGGATGGTCCTGTTAGAACTCAAATTCTTGGAATTCAAACTCCAGAAAAAGTTCAACAAGCTAGTCGTGTAAAAGATTTTATGAATTATCAAATTATGGATCAGATGAAAGAATATGAACCAGAATTTGATTCTATGTTATTTCACTTACCACTCGCAGGTTCTACTTTTAAAAAAGTATACTACGATGAAGTGGAAGGACGAGCGGTATCAAAGTTCGTTCCTGCAGATGATTTAATTGTTCCGTATACAGCTACCTCATTAGATGATGCGGAAGCAATTATTCATCGTGTAAAAATTTCTGAAAACGAATTAAGAAAACAACAAGTCGCAGGTTTTTATAGAGACATTGAATTAGCTAAACCTGAAAACAAAGAAAGCGACGTTGAGAAAAAAGAACGAGAGTTAGAAGGTATTTCTAAATCAAGAAATGAAGATGTATATACTTTATTAGAATGTCATGTGAATTTAGATCTTGAAGGTTTTGAAGATGCAAATTCAGAGACTGGTGAGCCGTCAGGAATTAAACTTCCATATATTGTAACCCTAGAAGATGGATCACGTGAGATTCTTTCCATTAGAAGAAATTATGAAATAGGAGATCCAAAGAAAAATAAAATACAATGCTTTGTACATTTCAAATTCTTACCTGGTTTAGGTTTTTATGGTTTTGGTTTGATTCACATGATTGGTGGTTTATCAAGAACTGCAACTTCTGCATTAAGACAATTACTAGATGCTGGAACCCTATCTAATTTACCTGCTGGATTTAAAATGCGTGGTATTAGAATTAGAGATGATGCACAGTCTATTCAACCTGGAGAGTTCAGAGATGTAGATGCTCCTGGTGGTAATTTAAGAGATTCATTTATGATGCTTCCGTTTAAAGAACCGAGTCAAACATTACTTTCATTAATGGGAGTAGTAGTTTCAGCAGGTCAAAGATTTGCATCAATTGCAGATTTACAAGTTGGTGATGGCAATCAACAAGCTGCAGTTGGAACAACAGTTGCATTATTAGAACGTGGTTCAAGAACCATGTCGGCAATTCACAAAAGAATTTACTCAGCTCTTAAGAATGAATTCAAACTTATGGCTAGAGTATTCAAGTTATATCTACCACAGGAATATCCATATGATGTCGTTGGGGGTCAAAGAGTGATTAAACAATCAGACTTTGATGATCGCGTAGATATATTGCCAGTTGCTGACCCTAACATTTTCTCACAGACACAGCGTATTTCACTTGCGCAAACGGAACTCCAACTGGCAACCTCAAATCCACAAATGCACAACATGTATCAAACATACAGAAATATGTATGAAGCATTGGGTGTAAAAAATATTGATGCTATTTTAATTAAACCAATGCCGCCTACACCAAAAGATCCAGCGTTAGAACATATTGATGCTCTAGGTGGTCGACCTTTCCAAGCATTTCCTGGACAAGATCATAGAGCTCACATGACCGCGCATTTAAATTTCATGGCAACGAATATGGCTAGAAATAATCCAATGGTAATGGCTTCATTAGAAAAAAATATTTTTGAACACATTAGTTTAATGGCTCAAGAACAAGTTGAATTAGAATTTAGAGATGAGTTAATTCAATTACAGCAGTTAACACAAATGGCTCAACAAAATCCTCAGCTGCAACAACAAGTTATGATGTTACAACAGAAGATTGAATCTAGAAAAGCTGTTCTAATTGCTGAGATGATGGAAGAATTTATGAATGAAGAGAAAAAATTAACTTCACAATTTGACAATGATCCGATTGCTAAGTTAAGAGCAAGAGAATTAGACCTTCGAGCACAAGAAAATGCTAGAAAAGAACGTGAAGGTAAGGAGAGAATGGATCTTGATAAGATGAAAGCTATGATGAACCAAGCAAATCAAGATGAAAAACTTGAACAGAACGAAGAATTGGCAAAATTAAGAGCTGATACTTCAATTGAAAAGACTGTTTTAAGTAAAACTCTTCCAAATGCAAATCAAATGATGCCAAATATATCAATTATGAGAAGTGGAAACGACTAAAATGAGAAAAAACATGACAAAACCAGAAAAAAAGATTAAAAAGGTAATGCGGGAATTCAAAAGAGGTGAATTACCGATAGGTAAGTCTAAGAAAAAAGTAAAATCGCGTAAACAAGCGATTGCAATTGCTTTATCTGAGGCTGGAAAATCAAAACCAAGGAGATAAAATGGAAAAACTAGATAAAATCCAAGATGTAAAAGTTGGTGAGCAACAAACTGAAGTTGATCCAAGATCAAAAACTTCTGCAGACAAAGCTTACAACTTAATTGGCACTGGTGGACCTGAAATGGAAGTTAAAGGTCAAGGCGCGGTGTTGAGAGAAAAGAAAAGAAGTTCAAAGGCGTACTAATACCATGTTCCCGTGGAGTATCATAGGCACTGCACTAAAAACTGGCGCTGAAATTTATAAGAATAAGAAAAAATCTGAGATCGTAATGTCAGAAGCAGCTATCGTGCATGCTGAAAAGATGAAACGCGGAGAAATTGAGTACACTGGACAGATTGCTCAAAACCAAAAAGGCGACTGGAAGGACGAATTTATTTTATTAGTGCTCTCAAGTCCTCTGTTTCTTCTTGCATATTCTGTTTTTGCAGAAGATGAGGAGATTGGACAAAAATTAGATTTATATTTTGAAAAATTACAAACCATGCCTTGGTGGATAATTTCTTTATGGGTTGCAGTAGTTGGAGCTGTATATGGAATTAAAGCTACGGAATTAAAACACTTAGGAGGAAAAAAATAATGAGTAATCCAAGATGGCAACCAAATAGAAGAAAATATTTTTTATCAGGTGGTCAAGTAAAACTTGATGCAGATGGTGATGGTAAAATTACAGGAAAAGATTTTGCTATGTTAAAAAACAAAAAGAAAAAAACAATGGCTAAAAAACAACCTTCAAAAAGAATGAAGGCAATAGGAATAGCATAATGGCAAAACTTTGTGCAAAAGGAAAAGCGGCAGCAAAAAGAAAATTTAAAGTGTATCCTTCTGCATATGCTAACATGTATGGTTCCGCAGTTTGCTCTGGTAAGATAAAACCAGGTGGCAGAAAAAAAGCTGCGAACGGTGGTTTAATGGCTGGCATGGCTAGAAAAAAAAGATTAAGTTGTGCGTAGAAATTTTGCAGAAGGTGGTTTAAGAAAATGGGTAGCGGAAAAATGGGTAGACATCGGAGCACCGAAGAAGGACGGGAAGTATCAACCGTGCGGGAGACAGAAGGGAAGCAAAAGGAAGTATCCAAAATGCGTTCCACTTGCAAAAGCCACAGCGATGACAAAGTCGCAAAAGGCGAGTGCTGTCAGACGAAAGCGCCAAGCCCCGAACACTGGCCCTAAGCCAACTAACGTAAAAACATTTGGGAGAAAATAATGTTTAGAAAACAATTTGCATCAGGAAGTAAATCACCAGCATGGCAAAGAAAAGAAGGAAAATCTGAGTCAGGTGGATTAAATAGAAAAGGTGTTGCATCTTATAGAGCAGCGAATCCAGGATCAAAATTAAAAACTGCAGTTACTACTAAACCATCAAAATTAAAAGCAGGATCTAAAGCTGCAAAACGTAGAAAGAGCTTCTGCGCGAGAATGTCTGGAATGAAGAAAAGATTGACTTCAGCTAAGACAGCAAATGATCCAAATTCAAGAATTAATAAATCATTAAGAAAGTGGAATTGCTAATGTTTGATAGATTTATGTATAAGGTTTTAGGCAAACTTGACTTTCTATTTGATAACATTATACCTACTTGTTATGAGAGACTCAAAAAAATTAGAATCTTTTCTAGAACAAAAACAAAAAGAAAATAAAGAAAAAGATTTGTTTCGAAATCTTAAAAAAGAAGTTGAGACAGGTGCGAATGGAACACAAGAGTATATAATTAAAAAAGGTATAAACAAAGGAAAGAAAGCAAATGTTAAATGAAGAACTAACTATAATAAATAAAATCCAAAAATACTTAAAAGAAAACTATCAAAATATTGGGGATGCCATGATTGCTGGAGGCATTGACAATATGGAAAAATACAAGTATATGATGGGACAGGCACATGCCTATTTAAAAATATCACAGGAAATCTCTAACCTGCTAGAACCAAAGGAGCCAAAAAATGATACTGAAAGAGAAAGCAACGTCGTCGACTTCGGACAAACCCGAGATTAAAACAGCACTATTAGATAAATACGAAGATATCCACAAAGAAGAAGTTGATGGATATGAACGTTTAAAAACAAAAGAATCGGACAAATTACCTAGACCCACTGGATGGAGATTAGTTGTACTTCCTTTTAAGATGAAGGAAAAAACTAAAGGTGGATTATATCTTGGACAAGAAACACTTGAGAGACAACAAGTAGGATCTACTTGTGGTTTAGTTCTTGCAATGGGTCCACATTGTTATGACAAAGAAAAATTTCCTGAAGGTCCTTGGTGTAAAAAAGGCGACTGGATAATTTTTGCAAGATATGCTGGATCAAGAATCCAGATCGATGGCGGGGAAGTAAGATTGCTAAATGACGATGAAGTGTTAGCAACCATCGACAATCCCGAAGATATACTTCATCAATATTAACATAGGAGATAACTATGCCCGACGTAGAAAAAAATACAGTTGACATTGATACATCAGGTCCAGGTGCAGAAATAGAATTGCAAGATGAGACTGAATCAAATGAAAATAATATTGAGGTATCTAATGAAGAAACTGAAAACAGTGTGGAATCCAATGATTCACCTGAGAAACCTGATGAGCAGTCTGATGTTCAAGCTAGCAAATCGGAAGAAAAAAATGAAGACAAAGAGTTAGAGCAATATTCTAAAGATGTAAAAAGAAGAATTGCTAAACTTACAGGTAAATGGAGAGAAGCGGAAAGACAAAAAGAAGAAGCTTTAACTTATGCTGAGAGGATGATTATAGCAAAAAGAAAAGCAGAAGAAAAACTCTCGAAGCTTGAACCAGGATTCCTGAAGTCTACAGAAGATTCAATTGTATCTGGTATGCAAGCAGCGCAAGCTAAACTTGCTGCAGCAAGAGAAGCAAATGACCTTGCCGCAGAAGCAGAAGCTTTAACTGCAATATCAGAACTTGGTTATAAAAAAGCTAGATTTGAGGAAACTAAAGTTGCTCAAGAAGAGTATAACAAGAAACAAGAGTCAAAACCTGAAATTAACTTAAATAGACAACCTGTAGCACAAGGAACACCAGATCCTAAAGCTGAATCATGGGCAAGTAAAAATGCCTGGTTTGGTCAAGATTCTGCAATGACTTATACAGCGTTTGACTTACATAAAAAGTTAACCGAGGAAGAAGGTTATGACCCATCAAGTGACGAATATTATATGGAAATTGATAGAAGAATAAGACTTGAATTTCCGCATAAATTTGATAGAAAGAATCCTACGGAAACGACCAAGCCTGTACAGACAGTTGCTTCGGCAAAAAGAACTACGAAAACTGGTCGCAAAACTGTAACACTCACACCTTCACAGGTAGCAATTGCTAAAAAATTAGGTGTGCCACTTGAAGAATATGCGAAACAATTAAATATCACGAAGGAGGTATAAGCATATGAGTAATGAAAATGAAAAAAGAGCCTCGCGTGCGAGCCAAACTAGAGAAAAAGAAACTCGAAAAAAAGTTTGGACTCCACCATCAAGTTTAGATGCACCCCCTGCGCCAATGGGATTTAAACACAGATGGATAAGAGCTGAAAGCTTAGGATTCCAAGACACTAAGAATGTCGCTGGAAGAATAAGATCTGGATATGAATTGGTAAGATCCGATGAATATCCTGAATCAGATTATCCTGTGGTTGAAGATGGCAAATACAAGGGAGTGATCGGAGTTGGTGGCCTTGTGCTGGCAAGGGTACCTGAAGAGATCGCAAAACAAAGAACTGACTATTATGTTAAACAAGGTCAGGACAATGTTGAAGCAGTAGACAACGATCTTATGAAGGAACAGCATCCAAGTATGCCGATCAATATTGATCGACAGACTCGTGTAACCTTCGGTGGTACAAAGAAAAGTTAATTTTTTAACAATTCCAAACCATCAAAGGATAAACTAAATAAATGTCTATAAGGAGGACACAACTATGGCAAATAAAAACGCGCCTTTTGGTCTAAAGCCAATTGGAAAAGTTGGTCAGAATAGAGATAACCAAGGTTTATCCGAATACAGCATTGCTGCAAGTTCAGCTGCGATCTATCAATGGGATCCAGTGAAAACTTCTGGTGGATACTTATTAGTATCTGCTACAGCGGCAAACTTAAGA